TGGTAAACAACAACCAACCACAATTTGGGTAGGATCTGATAAATCTGGAATTGGTAAAACAACCGTAATGGGTTGGTTTGCTGAACAAATTTCTGATGTCACTGGAAACAGGTTAACTGTGTACACACGCAACTCCTTAGAAAAATATTGGTCAAATTATGTTTGGCAAGATGTTGTCCATATTCAAGACTTTAGTCAGTGTAAATCTAATGAAGAACACAATGAACTAATTAACATCTATGGACCACAATCATATCAACTTCCAATGGCTGATAGTGAAGAGAAAGGAAGACAATTCAAATCACGATTTGTCTTTATTGATTCAAATCAGATCTTTATAAGAAGATCTGAAATGGTAGACGATCCATCAAAACTTGATAGACGTAGGGACTTTTTGTTTGAAGCACATACTGATTTTGTTTCTGACCCAAGAGACAATTCAAAATCAGATAGACCTGATACACGTGAAAGTGCATTAAAGCATCTTATATTAGAACAACTTAATCCACTGGGTCATGGTCTTTTTGATGCTAATCCAGCTGAAACTGTCCCCTTGAAAAAGTCTATTGAGTTCTTTACCATCGATGGAAGAGATGTAAAAGTTTATGGCAAAGTTCAAAAAACAAAGCTATTTAGTGAACTTGTAGCTATGTTTATTAGCCATGAACAGAAAAATCGACAGGCATACAAGACCCTATGCCTAATTGAAAGACAAAAAGGTTTACTTATCAAAGAAAAGCTTCTTGGTGAAACACTTAAGGAACAGGCAACAACTCCAGCTGTTGGTGTCCTTGCTAGTGATAAACATCCTGTTTTTGTATTGGTTGGACCCCCTGGATGTGGTAAAACAACCCTAGCGAAAACATTTCGCATGGATGATTCCCAAGATGATTTTCTTACAAAGCCTAATTCTGAAAGTTATCGCTCACGCATATTGAATGCGTATGATACTGGTAGTGAAACACTTGTTTTGACAACCAATGTTGAAGATCTTAAAACATGGAAGAATACTTTACAACAGCTTGGCTCTGATAAGTGGGAAGCAGTCGAAAGGAGGTGTATATTTGTCAACGCTTACTATAAAC